ATTAACACAACATACACTGGATATACTGAAGGTTGTATTCCAACATATGAACCATATAGTGCTGTAACATCTGGTTCAACATGCACCGGATACACACCAATGATTTCTTATGAAATTTTTACCGATGTTGATGGAATTGAAAAAATTAAATTTTACTCTTATAAAAACGGTTACAGTGATTGCACAATAAAAGATTATATTGACTTCTTTTTCTTGGCTGATTATATCTACACGCCACCAACGTGTGAATTAGAAGTACACGTAACAGCACCATGTGATGTTTTTGAATCAGGAGAAGAAATTTGTAAATTAAAAAGTGATGTTTATATTAACATAAGCGGGGCAACAGGAAACGAAGATGATATCTGGGGAGTGAACATTTTCTATGATTGTGATGAAAATTACAATGACGGAATAAGTCCAATAGAAATTCAAAGATCTATTTCTGATCCATGTGTTTTTATAATTAAAGATGTGTACGAAGATGGGGATATCAACAATAACCCGATCGACTTAATCATAACCGATGCCGCAAACTGCGAACAAAAGTTAAAAATTGAGGGTTTAGATATAAAAATTGAACATGACCCATACCCATTGTCAACATCTGGTCGTAGCCACACACAATTATTTGAAATTTCGTCAATAGATGGTTCCGGAAATGTTGTTTCCGTAATATCTGGTGTAACATATTGTGATAACTACACAGGATTTACTATTACGCCAAAAATACAATATCGACCAACCTTTGATTACGGCATAAAGAAAGGAACTTTTGTGCTAAAAGCCACTGGAAATACTATCAACGTTAATACATGGTTAGATGTTCAAGCCGCAATATCGTCTGGAGCAATTAATGAAACATTAATTGAAAATGTAAATAATGGTGATCATTTGTTGTCTGCGGAATTTTTAGATTGTCCATTCCCTACAACAGATTTTAGAAATGTCCCAATAAGTGGTTACTCTTTTGGGTTTGATTATAAATTAATTGAAATTACAAATATTGATTGCTTAGGTTCAATTAAAAAACATTTAATCAATAATGAGTTTGAAGTTTTACCGACAACAGAATTAAGAGTTTACAGAGATGGTAAATTTATTAGTGAATTCCCAGAGAATTTAATTATTAAACCAGAACCACCAATGGAACCTTGTTGCGATGTTGATGAGTCATATTTTAAACAACATGGTGATTATCTTTTAAATCAAATAGGATTTCCAATCGAAGTTGAAACAGTTGATTTAGATTACTGTTCTAGAAGTATATTTTACCATATAAATTTTGATGGATCTGGCGACGTTGTTTTATTTAACGGAAATACTAATTCTCAATTATTATTATCGTTTACGCAAAATAAATTTAAAAACCTAGATTTTAATTTAGAACAATATCATTCATTTGGACCATGTATAAATGATTATAATCCTAGAATACATTCTGGTGGTGTATGTAACAACACGCCAGTTGTCACTTGCGGTACACACCATAGCAATGCCACACCTACACCGACGCCAACTATCACACCAACAATAACGCCAACCTTTACTATTACACCTACCCAATCTATTACACCAACCGAAACATTAACGCCAACGTTAACTGTTACTCAATCTATAACACCAACACTTACTATTACACCTACCCAATCTATAACACCAACACTTACTATTACACCTACCCAATCTATAACACCGACACTTACTATTACTCCAACACAATCTATTACACCAACCGAAACATTAACACCAACGCTAACATTAACACCTACATTTACAATAACCCCAACGCAATCTATAACACCGACACTTACTATTACTCCAACACAATCTATAACACCAACACTTACTGTTACCCCAACTGAAACACTAACACCGACACTTACTATAACACCAACACTTACTATTACACCTACTCAATCTATAACCCCAACATACACTATAACTCCAACATATAGTATAACACCAACTATTACCCCAACATTAACCATAACGCCAACATATACAATTACACCGACGTATAGCATTACACCAACTATTACTCCAACATTAACCATAACACCAACTGAAACACTAACACCTACATTTACTCCAACAGAAACATTAACACCAACGTTAACGGTTACACAATCTATTACACCGACTCAAACTATTACACCTACATATACAATCACACCAACAATCACACCGACAGAAACGTTAACCCCAACATACACTATAACTCCAACATACACTATAACTCCAACATATAGTATAACCCCAACCATTACACCGACTGAAACATTAACACCAACATATACAATCACATCAACACCAACATCAACCGAGACACCAACACTTACACCAACATTAACACCAACGTTAACTATTACTCAATCTATTACACCAACCGAAACATTAACACCAACATACACAATTACACCAACAATCACACCAACCGAAACATTAACGCCAACATTTACAATTACACCAACATATACTATAACTCCAACATATAGTATCACTCCGACAGTTACACCTACTGTTACTATTACTCAATCTATTACACCAACTCAAACGATAACTCCGACATTAACTTTAACACCTACATATACAATCACACCAACAATCACACCGACATTAACTATTACACCAACATATACAATTACTCCAACATATAGCATTACCCCAACTATAACACCAACACAAACTATAACTCCGACATTAACTATAACACCTACATATACAATCACACCAACGTTAACAATTACTCAATCTATTACACCAACATATACAATCACACCAACCATTACACCAACTCAAACTATAACACCAACTCAAACTATAACACCAACTCAAACTATTACACCTACTGTTACTATCACCCAATCAATCACACCAACTCAAACTATTACACCTACTGTTACTGAAACAATAACATTAACACCAACTCAAACTATAACACCAACACAAACAATTACACCAACATTTACGCTAACACCCACATATACATTAACACCAACAATAACACCAACTTGTGATTGTCCTGCCGGATTTACATTAACATCTGATGGTAATAGTTGTTATAGGGTTTTAACCACTAGCCCAACAACTATTGCTAATTTATATGTTGGCGATGGTGGTGATAACGCATCGTACGGACAATACGGTGTTAAAATTTACAATGTAAACGATTATAACGCTTCAGGTTTCACTATAAGCGGTAATTTGGCGTTCTCCGGATTCACAAACGCATTTGATGGTTCTAGCACAACATCTGTTGAAGGATATTGGGCTAGTGTTATGAATAATAATAATGTTTGGGTTTCCGGTAATGTAAACTGGCCTGGACCATCATCGTTTGCCTATCCAAATTATGTTAGTTTCTGTGCAACATTTACATTGGCAACAACTAAAACATATTACATTGGTGTTGCGGGAGACAACGATATTACAATTAAATTAAATTCTGTTACATTAGTTAATCAACCAGACAACCAACCAGTAGATAACTTCAGATTCTATCACATATATCCTGTGGTTTTACAAGCAGGACCAAATATTATTGAAATAGAAAACTGGAATAGAAGTAGCGTTGGTTCATTTGTTGCTGAAATTTATGATAACACATTATCACAACTTACTTCTGCAACAAATAATACAATGGTAACCAAAGTGTTCACTACTGGTGATTACTTACCTGGAGGACCACTCGCCGGAGAACAATTCTGTAGCAACTACAGTTGTCCAGCAACCTATAGTTTAGATTTATCAAACCCAAGCAGCCCAGTTTGTAAAAAAATTGAATACGTTAATTGCGGAACAACACCAACCCCAACACCAACCGTTACTATAACCCAATCTATTACACCAACACAAACTATAACTCCGACATTAACAATAACCCCAACTCAAACAATAACCCCAACACCAACCGTTACTATAACCCAATCAATTACGCCAACTCAAACTATTACTCCAACTATTACGTTAACACCAACTCAAACGATAACTCCGACATTAACTATAACACCTACATATACAGTTACACCTACAGTCACACCTTTCTATCAAAACTGTGGATATGGTTGTGAAGCGTATGAAACAGATCAATCTTGTACACCTTGTGATCCTGCAGGAACTCAAGTAAATATTACCGGTTGTGCTGAGTTTACAGGAAGCAATCAAGTAACAATGACATTATACAGTTCTGTGAACGTTTCCACAGATATAACAGTAAATTTTGTTATTGATGGTGATTTCGGTACACATATTGAAAGCAGTTTAGTGATAAGTAGCGGTACCGCATATGTTTCTGGTAACGTTGGTTCATATGTAAGTTTGGAAATAATTAATAATGCGTATATCGACACAATAACCCCAACGTCTTATGGTTCCCAATCATATGTTCCTGGTACAGTAGCATATGGTTCAGGATGCACCCCACCATAATTTTTTTACTATTTACATATAAAAAAATAGATTCGATATTTATGTTAATATGGCTATATCGCTTAGATTAACTAACATAACTTGTCCGAATCCGTTCACTTTAGGGTACTCAACGTCACCCTATGGAACGTTTACGAATGTAAGTTATTCTGGATCGACACCAACGGTTATTATTGCTCATTCTTTTGAATTTGATACACAGTATTTCATAAAATTAACAGATTCCGTTACGAATAGATATATTATTGAAAACATATATATACACGATAGTAAAGCGTTTCCTTGTTATGACACGATCGACTTTGATCTGTCAGCACAATGTGTAACAACACCAACACCGACAATCACACCAACACTTACTGTTACCCCAACTGAAACACTAACACCGACACTTACCGTAACACCAACCCCAACAGTAACTAGTACGGCTGTAGTTCAACCAACACCTACGCCAACACCTACACCAACCGAAACTAGTGCGCCACCAACACCTACACCAACAAGTACACCATTAATGTTGGCTATTAATGTTACTAATTCAATTAATGGAACTACTGGAACAATTAATGAGGTATTAATACCTGGTTTATTGGATTACCTAACGCCAATTACTCCTGAAGGTCTAATGCTTGATATATTAACGGGTACAACGGAAGCCCAAACAATATCGATAGCAATTATTAACGCAGAAATATCTAGAACATATACCGTTAGCGTTACGGCTAACGGGCCTACCGGAAGTGGCATAAATAGATCCGCAACAGCGTCACAATTTGCTACTTTGGTTTCTTCATTTACCCTAACCCCAACAATAAATTTAACGGGTGTAATAACGTTAAATGTTACATTAGATGTAAATTACCCATAATAAATGGCATTATATAATATAACCATATCAAACATAACAGGAAGTACAACACCTTGTGCTACGTATAAAATTTATACTGGGACAACAATGTATTTTTCAGATTCTGTGTTTTTTTCTAATGCCACAATTAATACTACAACTGGGTACACCTTTGCTATGCAATACAATGGACCATCTGACGCGTTATTTGTGTTTGTTGAACATTGTGATGGACACTCAACACCAATAGATGATTTATCGTGCTGCGGCGATCCTGAAAAAAAACAAGGAGGGTATCAGGTAAGAATGGTTAAATTAAATTGTGGATCAACACCTGCATTAACAACAACACCTACTCCAACAGTTACACCAACCCAAACTATTACACCTACACCAACTATTACACCTACACCAACTATTACGCCAACCCCAACGGTTACAATAACCGCGACACCTATTATACCTCCACCAAGTGGGGAGACACCAACACCTACACCAACATTAACACCTACTAACGTTATTCCTTGTATTGATTGTCCGACCGGTTATACATGGACACCAATAGGTTACGGTGTATGTACATCTACCGATGTTACATCATCGACAGCACCAATAAACCCATATATTGCATATGAGAGAAAATATTTTGAATATAGTACTAGTGGTACAACAGTTTACCAATCTGGTTGGAATATAAACGGAACTGGAACCGAACAAATACATTTAAACACTTTTAATGTTTGGAGAAACACAACGGGTTTTAATCTTGCAAATCCAGGTAATGGTCCTTTAAATAGAACAGGTATTTGGGCAAATATTGATACTGCAGATCCTATTGATTATCCATTGGATACTTGGATAGGGTTTAATTTCTGTCTAACAGGAATAATAGGTGGTGAATATTATATTGGTATTGGTGCAGATAATGAATTTAGATTAGAAATTGATGGACTAACAATATTAGACACATATGCAAATTCAGGTTTAAATGAACTCGCAAAATTTAGAGAATGGCATGTTTACCCAATTACATTAAATCCTGGTGATCATATTATTGGGTTATATGGGTATAATTTAATTGGTAACGAAACTAATCCTGCAGGATTTGGTTGTGAGATATATCAAAATAATTTAATAGAATTACAATCGGCAGATGAATTAAATGACCTTAACATTATATTCACATCGGCAGATTTTATAGGTGAAGTAATACCAGTAATTAAAGATGTTAATGGAAATTATTTATCATCCGGATACACATGTCCTAGTGGGTACGAGTACGCTCAGTGTGATAATAGTTGTTGGAAAGTATTGTATTGTCCTGAATTAACACCAACACCAACATTAACACTAACACCAACTCAAACTATAACACCAACATTAACAATAACACCAACATTAACACTAACCCCAACTCAAACTATAACACCAACTCAAACTATAACCCCAACTCAAACTATAACACCAACATTAACACTAACCCCAACTCAAACTGAAACCATAACAACTATTTGTTATTTTTATACTAACTCATCGGGTGTTAATTGGAATGGTGATTGGGTGGATTGTGATGGTACAAATCATTTTGCTGAAAACGTTCCTGATGGAAATTCAATTTGTGCAAGACCAACACCATTTACATTAACTGGAATAGATTTAGTACAAAGTAGTGTTTGTTCAGGACCAACTCCAACACAAACTATAACCCCAACTCAAACTATAACCCCAACATTAACACTAACCCCAACTCAAACTATAACTCCGACCCAAACTATCACACCAACTCAAACAATAACACCTACTGGTACTCCTACCCCAACACCAATAACTGAAGCAAATATTGATATAACCAATGGTTCATTGGATATTGAAATAACTGGAGTTTATGTTAACGGAGTGGAGTCAACAGTTGTTGGTGGTACAATGCCAAGTACAACTGGAAACGGAGTAAATCTAGCAACAACACAAATAGGTACCTATGATGTGATTGTTTATTATGGTTGTTCAACGGCTGGTCAGCGCATAACATTTACAGATAGTGATTCAAATGTTACTTGTATTAATACTTTAACTGGTTCAAATAGTTACAATTTTACTGCTTCAGTTGTAGCAACAGATCAAAATGTTTTAATTGAAGCAACAGATGGAACCTGTTAAATGATGAAAAACAAAAATTTATATTTTATAAAATGAGTAAAGGAGTAATAATAGATTTTAAAATAGATACCGGACATACCCAATCAAATTTTCCTCAGTATGTTTATACCGGATTAACCGCCGATTCAGCAACTGGATTAACAGTTTGCAATGGCGTGACTGGCAATACCTGCAACCTTGAAGGGTTAGACGATGGATTACCATTTATTTATGTTAAAATAACTTGTAATGGTTGCGATGACCAAATATTTAAAGTTGAATACCCTACACCAACACCTACCTTAACACCTACATTTACATTAACACCTACATTTACATTAACACCAACCCAAACTATTACACCAACCGCATCATTAACACCAACGCTTACACCAACATTAACACCAACATTAACACCAACATTAACTATTACTCAATCTATTACGCCAACATTAACCTTATCGCCAACACCAACATCGGAAGCGCCAATAGAAGTAACGATCACAGTGAAATATCATGGAGCATCGGAACCACTTGGAAATTTAGCATGTAATTCTGGTACCGATATACAAGTTGTAATGGATAGCGCAGATTTTTGTACCGCAACAACATATACTAGTAGTTATTTTACATCAATTGGTACTGGAACTTTTTGGTTATCATATAATGGAAAATATAGACAAATATACCATAGCAGCGGAAACAGTGCTACTCAATCAGGTACATGTCAAGATTGTGTAGGTATTGAACCAACATACTATTATTACGCGATGGGTGATTGTGCGGACATGAGGTATAGTTATACAGCATCTACTATTACAGGATTCAGCCCACCAATCCAAATACCAGGTTGTGATACTTTAGCAAACATTGCAACATTATCAATGCAAAACCCTGCAGTTACGTCATACTATGTATCAAATCCATTAGATGCCTGCGGATTTGGAGGCAGTTATGTTAGTACAATAATAGCGAGAAGTTCTACTGAAATTACTGAAGAAACTGTTTTTAGTATTAGTGGTCAGTGTTTAGCAGTTGTAAGTGTTGAAACAGAGTATGTTACAGGGTGGACTGTCAATTTAGACGAACAGACACCTGTTGGAATCGGTTGGGACGCATGTAGTAGTTGTTCACCACCATTTACCGGATTTACAATAACGGGTTACAGTGGTGTTACATGTGATACAGAAGAAAATGTAATAGCATATTCATTATTAGGTGGATTTACTTTAGGTAATGCTTACGGAATACAAATGTATAGCGGTGGAACAGCAACAGGTGAACGTATATGCATGACATTAAACGCAAATTTAGGTCCACAGTTTGTTATAGAAGATCCTGAAACTGAAGGAATAACTGGATATCAAATTAGCGATGCCGGACCAACAACATTCCCACCAACATTTAGTGGTTATACTAATTGTAATGCATGTGATGGTGTAGTTCAAAAGTATATGATAACAGGTGAAAGATGTGACACTACAGGCAGTGTTACAATATGGTCGGACACAGCACCAACAGTGGTAAGTGGAAATACAATTTCAGTAAATATTCTTGGAACTATTGTATGTTTCCTTGTAACACAAGCAGACCAATTTACTTCCGCAGTTTACAATGATTTAGGTTTCACAATAATTGATACAGGATGTGATTGTAATGGAAATAACGGAGGAGGAGATGTTAATGTTAATAATATTGTTTTTGCACCATCCTCATTTACAAATACTGGAGGTGAATGCCAAAGCCCTGCGAATCAATATTACACGGAATCTACCTCAACTCAAATGGAGTTGACATTTAGAGATTCAAGCAATAATCCAGTAACACCTAACGGTGCTGTTGAGTATAGGGTGAACGGAGGAAGTTGGCAATCATTAACTGTAACAGGAAGTACAGTAACATTTTCGGTAACGTTAATATTTGGTGATAATCTTATTTGTACTGGTGGATCAACTTATGCGGATACGTTAGATATTAAGGTTGGAACAATAACAGTAGACACATATATAGCAGGATCAACGTAATAAAAATTAAAAAATAATATTTATAATATATGAGTTTCTTAAACAGCAATAATTCAGAATTTTTAACAGCAAGATTAACCCAAAAAGGTAGAAAGTCAATTGCTGAAGGTAACTTTGTTATAAGTTATTTTCAAGTAGGGGATTCTGAATTTGATTATAATTTTACAGGTTTCACAGGACAAGGAACAAAACCCCACCAAAAAGTTTTGGCTCCATTTGATAAAGATGCACAAGTTAAATATCCATATAAATTAACACCTACAGAATCATTAACCTATGGCAACCCTGTTAGACAAAACACTCTTGAAACAATTAAGAATGTAATGGGTCCAGCGGGATTTGTTTCTGATTATCATGAATATGATTCAGAAGCGTGTACCGGTACAACAATAAATTGTGAAGTACAAGAAATTAATTTATCGAGAGTCGACGGAACAAATGTTTTAACTGTTTTAACTGGCGAAACATATAATGACTGTGAATATATTACTGTTCTTTTTAATAATAGAACCGTTAACGATATACCAACATTAACAGAAAACTCAACTAGTTTAGTTTATAAAATTATTTCAATAGATGGCAACGAAATAACTTTAGATAGAGTTATGCCAAATTTCACAACACTTTCTGGTTATGCACAAGTAATATGCCATAACTGCGGTGTTGAATATGGTGTGGAATCGATAGTTGCTCCAGTTTGTTCACCAAAACAAGTAGATCCAGCAGATGCCCATGATCCGTGGAGAATGGAATTTGTTTGGACAGAAAAACCAGCAGGTTTAGACGATTTAAATGAAACACTAACAGGATATACAGGATCACAATACGCATCAACAAAAGAATATCTTGGATATACATCAAGTTCTGGACAAAGATTTACAAATTTCACAGGCGGAACAATAAGTTATCCAACAAGTTATTTAAACTCATTTGGTGAAGAAATTGAATTAACTCCAGAGGAAACAAAAGTAATAGCAATTATTCATTTTTCCGAATTAGGTGATTCCATTAACGATCCTGAGAGGTTTTTTAAATATGATGATTATATAGCAGGTGAAGATATTGAGGATATTGAAAGTTTTGAAGTTTACATTCCATTCTTAATGTATCATAGGAATACTGGAACAACAATAGGTGCCGTGTTCTATATGGGTGACACAAATTATTATGTCACATCATCTAAAAACGATAAACCTAACACAAATAACGTGGTGTTTAGATATTTGTTAGATGAACAAGGTAATAAAGTTGGTAAAGTATTCACAGGTAAGAAAATCGTAGTGTTTGATGATCAAGAAATTATTGCTGCATTAGAATATAAAGCAAATAGAAGATATACATTACCAGCACCAAGAGTTAGTTCAGTGCCAGTTGACTTACCATGTGCTATAGGGGACGACCCAATTATTATAACAGGTGAAACGGCATATATAACATATGTTCTAGAATATACTGGTGATACAGCATTAAGTGGTCTTCATTGTAACTACTACAGTAAAGTTACAGGATCAACAAGTTGTAACATTTCATTAAAGTTTAAAACTGATGATTTTACATTCATGACCAATAACGCTAGTTTATCTGGCAGCACAATAGGGTTTAGAGCAAATAAATTTAGTGCGTTAGTGCAAATAGTGTCCGGAACAACTACCCAACCGGAAACAGATGGTTGGGTTAAAATTGACATTACAGATCAAATACCAAACCACACTGTTGGGAATTTGATTAATCCCACAAATTTGTGTGATAAACAATTTGTAATAAGTAAAACAATGTTTGATGACGACGGTACATTGTATTCTATCGGTACCAACACATCAACAACAGATTTTTTAATTGGCAATCAACCAGATTTAACAGTTAGCGGATCAACATTACCACAATTCGGTGATAGTCAACCATTTGCAGGTAGTATTAAGTTAACAAGAGCAACAGATCTTGAGGTAATGACTTTTATGGTTAACTTACCAAGCACTCAATTTACCGAAACTCAAAATCCGACGTTTATCACCGGGTCACCAAAAAGAATAACTGAAGTTGCTTTATTGGATGAAAACAAATATGTTTTAGCCATGTCAAAAGCGGCTAAACCGGTTCTTAGATCAGGTACTCAAGTTTTTGCAGTTAAAATTGATTTTTAACACTTTACAAATATATTTTTTAATTTTATTCTTGTTTTATGGAGACAAAATTAAAAAACAAATCTAAGATTTTAGGTCTAGACATTTCTACTAAAACTATTGGTTGGGCATTATTTGACCTAACTGGTAAGAAATTATTAGAATTAACACATTTCTCACCTAAAATCAAACCACAGCCAGAAGATAAGTTAGAAGAACTTATTAAAAAAGCAGATGCTTTTAAAGCACAATTAGAAAAATATAGAGATTTAGGTATTTTAAAGGTTGTAATCGAAGAGCCACTGTTAAATTCAAACAACATTTATACTGTTGGTACATTATTACGATACAATACAATGATCTGTAAGGCGGTTTACGATGTTTTAGGCCTTGTCCCAACATTCATATCAACATATAATGCTAGGAAATTCGCTTTTCCTGATTTAGTCAACCCAAACGACAAAGGTAAAAATGTTTTATTCGGAGGTTATCCCAAAGATATTGACAAAAAACACGTTATCTGGGAACACGTAAACGCTGTCTGCCCTGAGGTAAAATGGTTATACGGTAAAACAGGTCAACTAAAAAAGGAATGTTATGACATGTCAGATGCAGCAACGGCTGTCATTGGATATATCAACATGTTGAAAGCAGAATAAATTCGGCAATACGATTTTTTTTAACGCTTTTTTTGTGTTATATTTATACTTAAGACGGAGCATGTAGTAATACATGTTTAGTTGGTGTTCCCCCGGGGTGGTGTCCGGGGGATTTTTTTTTAACATATTTTTTTTGTATATTAATCTCATGCCTCAAACCGAGTTAGATTATTTACCTATCATTGAAATCCTAGAAGAAATCCTAGGAGAGCCACACATGCACAATGACTATAAGTGTCAAATATCTTTTGATTGTCCAGTATGTTCATATGATTTAAAGGGTTTAGACGAAGGTGACGGTAAGGGTAATCTAGAAGTAAACTATCGTTTTGGGGTGTATAAATGTTGGGCATGCGGTGAAACTAATAACACCCATGGAAACATTTATAAACTTATTAAAAAATATGGAACCCAAAGGCATTTAAAGAAATACGAATTATTAAGACCAGATGAAGTAGAAGAATTTAGGAAAGTAACCAAGGTTGCTAGATTACCTAAGGAGTTTATTTCATTAAACAATGTAAGCGCAGGGCTAAAACTAACACACTATTATAGACAAGCGGCAAATTATCTAAAAAGTAGAAATGTTACCGACGAAATGATAGTAAGATATAATATCGGTTTTGCATACGATGGTCTTTTTGCGAATAGAATTATAATACCATCTTATGATTCAGACATGAAATTAAATTACTTCATTGCTAGATCCTATTTATCCAAAACAAAATTAAAATATAAAAACCCAGACGTTAGAAAAGAAATTATCATATTCAACGAACATTTACTTAACTGGGAAGAGACAATTTATATTGTTGAAGGGGCATTTGACAGCATATTTGTACCAAACTCAATACCATTATTAGGTAAAGTTATGAGTGATTATGTTTTTACCAAAGTATATGAAAATGCAAAGAAAGTTGTTGTACTATTAGATGGAGATGCGTGGAATGACGCACAAAGAATTTATGACAAATTAAACGGAGGAAACCTTTTTGGTAAAGTATGGATTGTTAGATTACCTGACGATAGCGACATTGCCGATTTACAAGGAAATTTAGAAAATTATCAACCATTTCAATTATATTAAAAATGAATTTACAAGAAATCTCGTTAGAAATCAGAGACCTATTAGAAAAAAGAAGGCAAGAATTAGCATTAACTTTCGTTGAAGAGAAACACATCTATTTCATGAAGGATTTAGAAGGAAACATTAGATCGGATTTTCCGTCTGTTTCAAAAGTTCTCAAGAAGTTCCATAAACAATTCGATGCTCCAGCAAAAGCATTAGAAATGTCTAAGGGTGATAGATCGAAACAACAACAATTATTATCAGAATGGAGAGCAGCCGGCGATTACTCAACAAACATGGGCAGTAGAGTTCATTTTATTTTAGAGAACGAAACGATTGCAAAATATGGTAACTACAAAGAAGTTAGGCAACCAATTTTTAATTGTGATGATTCACAAATAACCAAAGGTGATAATATGATTACCGCAGGTAGAGATTTTCTAAACTTAATGGAAGAAAGGGGTGCTATTCTTTTGGATACTGAAATTATTTCAGGAGATAACGAATTAGGGTATACAGGTCAACCAGATAAAGTGTGGTTAATGATGAATAAAGAAAAAACCGATTTTGGTTTTGTTTTGACCGATTGGAAAACTAACCAACCAAAAAATTTTGAAGTTCAGTCGTATACAGGTAAAATGTACCCACCATTCCAAAATTATCATGACAATGCTTTAGGTCATTATTATTTGCAACTTCCATTATATGCAAGATTGTTATTAAAAATGTTACAAGGAACAAAATATGAAGGAATAAAATCACTAGGCGGTGTCGTGGTTCTTCTTAAAGATGATGCAACATTTGTTGAGTATAAAGTACCTGCAGATATTAACTCAATGATTATGAGAATTGACATCACAAAATACACGAAATAATGGTAAAGAAAATAATACACATAGCCGACTTACATATTCGTACAATTCAAATGCATGATTTGTATAAAGAACAGTTTCAAAAACTGTTGGACGAATTAAGTGTAAAATTCTTAGAATGGGCAGATGAAAATATATCGCATAACGAAATTAGAATTGTTGTTGCGGGTGATATCGCACATCAAAAAATTAATATCTCAAATGAACAATTATTATTAACGAGTTGGTTTTTAAAAGAGTTAACTCGTTTTGGTAAGGTTGTAATCATACCGGGTAATCACGATTTCTTGGAGAACAATGCACAACGTATGGATAGTATAACACCAGTCGTTCAATTATTAAACAACCAACACATTTCCTATTATAAAGATAGTGGTGATTATATGGATGAAAATATCCAATGGGTTGTCTATTCGCTTTATCAACACAATGCTCGTCCTGAGTTTACAAAAGATGAAGACAGATTAACTGTAGGTTTATTCCACGGACCAATCCAAGGAATGTCAACTGACTTAGGTTTTGAATTTGAAGATGCTTATGATCGTTTAAACTTCGTTGATTTGGATTTATTGCTATGTGGCGATATTCACAAGAGACAGCAATTTAAATTACCTAATGGTGGTAAAGCAGTGATGGTTGGTTCACTAATACAACAGAATTTTGGTGAGACCATTAAGTACCATGGGTATGGTGTTTACGATGTTAATACTGACGAGTATGCGTTCCATGATCTTAAAAACGAACAACCATTCTTACATTTTAAAATAAACGACATTAAAGACATAGAAGATGAAAAAGAAGAACTCGTTAATCTTGGATGATGAGTTCATACAATATTGCGAACTAAACAATATTAAAGACGCAGACAAGTTAGCAAAAAAAATATTTAACCAAGGATTTTCAATTGAAAAGTATGGGGAAATTCCTAATGGAATTAAACCAAAAGAAACAGTAATCGAGAAAGAGATCATTAAAGAAGTGATTAAAGAAATTGAGGTTATTAAAGAAGTTCCGGTCGAAAAAATAGTAGAAAAAGTAATTGAAGTTGAAGTAATCAAAGAGGTGCCCATAAAAGGTGATACAACAGTAGTAACTAAAGAAGTCATAAAAGAAGTTAAGGTAACTGATAATGCTGAAATAGAAAGGTTATTATTAGAAAATAAAAAACTAAGTGATGAATTGAATAAAATCACTAGTGCAATGGAAAAATTCAATAAAGCGAAATATCACAAAAGCAGCAACCTTACCGATTTATATGATGAATAATTTTTTTTTACAATAAAAAAAACGTATATTAATTAAATTTTAAATCTATGGCATTATTAATTTTCTGGGCATTAATGGGGTACGGAATGACCTCTATTTTAGTATGGGGTTCAATATTTGAAAAACAAAGAGATTGGATAAGAAGACATTCTAAATTTTTCGGTGATCTTATTTCCTGTGTTTTATGTACTGGTACCTGGGTTGGTTTTTTTCTTTCAATAACATTAGGTGGGTTAGCCACAAGGTTATTGGAT